CTCGGCTACGACACGCCGGTACCGTTGATCAGGTCTCGACTCGTACACCACTCTGCTGGACGCAACCGCGCTTGTGTCGCGCACGAGCTGCCGCTTGTCGTAGTGCGGCCAAGGCGCGGGCGCGGCGTGGCGTCCTTCATTCCATTTCGTTGGGCGCGGAACGATTCCCTTGCGTAGCCGGACCATTAAGCGTCGGGTGACGAGTTCGTGGTAAGTCTTGGGTGGGGTAATGGTGGTCATTGGTGTGAGTCCTATTCTGATGATGGGGTTAGAGGGCACGCATTGCGGCTAGACGGTCAAGCGCTGCGGTTTCCTTACGCTCGGCCTCTACGCGATCCTTGGTGGCGCTATCCGCGTCGTCCAGTGCGTCGGCAATCAGCGCATCCTTGGCCGCTTCAATGGTGAGGTATTTTTCAGCGGCCAATTGAACAGCCTGCTTAACTTTGTCACGTGCGCTGTCCGTCAGATGGGTGTAGGACATCGTTGCGCGGTAACCAATGCGCTGTACGCCGGTATCGGTCAGCATGTCGCGAATCTCTTCATGCCAGCATGCCAGGCGTGCGGGTTCAAAGGCGGCGTGTTCGTAGTTGTCGTACTTCTTGCCGTTGACGGTCAATTCATCAGGAGCGAATGACAGGGTGAGTCGAGCCGTCGTGAATGCGGGCTGTTCAACACGCCTGTCCCCATCCCAATACGAATCTGATTTAACTTTGTGGGCACGAATGCCAACCTTGGCGATACCGTCGATTCCACGTCCTTTGACGTGGATGCGGATCACATTGTCGTTGTTCTCAAGTTCGGTGATGTTCATTGGGAGGGTCCTTACTAGTGGGAGGGTATTTAGCGGGTCGCTAGCGTCTGTCTGTCGCTGCCCTAGTCTGGCTCGCTGATTAATACCGTACCAACTACGTACTTAATACGTCAACCCCAATTCTAAAATGGCGAACAACCAGCATGTTCACCATGCATGCCGCCCGTTCACTACCGCATACCAACTACGCACTTACTGCGCATTCACACGCATGGCCAGGTGCCACGCACGGGCACTAGCGCGCACGGGTAGGCACATTCACCCACGCCCTACCAATTCAACCCATGTAGGGCCATTCAGCCCCTAAACATTCACACCCTCACCTTTATGCGTTACCCACCCACACACATACACGCGAGCTATGTGTAACCGCACCAATGAGCAACCAAGCCGATATGTGTAACCCACCCCAAAACACCAATGTTTGCACGCTAACTTTGCATAAACACAGGTCAAGCCAAGAATCACCCAAGATTTTATATCGGATTCTTGACCCAATGAGCTAACACCTGGTGCGGCAATACTTCGTGGATGTCTGAGTTATTAGCGCTGGTCAGGGCATGATTTAAATAGGTATGCACCCCCTGGGGGGTGGCTCAAAATTCCTGCTCAGCACACGCCTACCTCGGCCAGCGTTTCCTCTCTCTCCGGTTCTGGGGTGCCGGAAAACTGCTGGTCGCACTCGTAAATCCGCAGGTGGGCCGAAATAGGTGATGCCCCGGCGCTGTAACACCAGGGCATCGTGGCCGAACCGTGTGAGAGCAGGGTTTTAGCCGGTGTCAAATCTACACGGAACGGGGGTCTTCGTGGTCGTTGAGGGCGAATCCAGTGAAAATGCGGTCCCATTTGGGCTTTCGTTGGCGGGAACTGAGTTGTGGACGGGCGTCACGTCGGGCCGGGAGCTTGATGCGCCGTCCAAGGTGCTGCTTCTGAATGCGTGCCGTATCGCTGACCGGCTGGACGACTTGGTGGAGACGATTGGCTCCCGGTTGACGGTGATTAATGACCAGGGCACGGAGACAATTAACCCGCTTATCTCTGAGCATCGTCAGCAGTATGCGACTTTGGCGACGATTTTATCGAAGATGGGTCTTGGGGAACTTCCGAAAACGCAGTCTGGTCCGTCTAAGTGGGATGAGTTGGCGCGTCGTCGCCAGAATCGGAATGCGCCGCCGAAATTGAAGGCCGCTTAGTGCCGGGAATGATGCGCTGGACGTGCAGCCGGGGTTGTTGCACGCGGGGGAGTCGTCGTAGGGAACTTCGCCAATGGCGTCGCGACGTGTTTGACGAGATTCAGCCGGATTACGGCGTGGAGTACGAGTTTTTCAGGCAACGGGCTGATGCCGGTTTGCCTTTATTGGGGGGCGCTTCCCTCCAGTTGTAGGGGGGATCTTGACGACGGCGGAACTGGATGTTTGGGAGCCGCTTACTGACACGACAAGTGTCTATCCGAATCTGATTGGCTCGCAGGAGCCGCGTCTGTCGAATTACCCGACGTTCTTTACGTCGATGGCCGATGACGGCATGGATTTCATTGAGACGTTCGGGTATCGGCTGTTGCCGTGGCAAGAGGCGTTGTTTCGAGCGTCGCTCGGTCAAACAAAAGAGAACCTATGGTCGGCGCGCCAGGTAGCTCTCATTGTGACCAGGCAACAGGGGAAAACTGAGCTGCTTGAGGCGCGGGAAATGTTCGGCCTGTTCGAGCTGAATGAGCGCATTTTCCATACCTCGCAGCAGGCTAAGACTAATACGCAGGCGTGGCAGGCACTTACCGCGAAGATTGATTCGTTTCCTGACCTTGAGGCTTTGTGTCTGCCGCATAAGAACGGCGGCGAGGAAGTTTCGATTCGTCGCCGGAAGCTCAAGAGGGGCGATCCGGGCGGCGCTGTTGGTGATGCGGGCGGGTTTATCCGCTATATCGCGCGGTCGCCGAACTCGGGTCGCGGTTTCCGTGACATCGATTTGGTGATGTGTGACGAGGCGTATGCCTTGTCGCCTGCCGAGTGGGCCGCTTTGGGGCCGACGCAGCGCGCGAATGCGAATCCGCAGACGTGGTTCACATCGTCGGCGGGCACTGACCAGTCGGAGATGCTGTCCAAGGTCCGTGACGCGGGTGTAGCGCAGGTAGATCCAGCCTTGTTGTTCGCGGAATGGTCGCTGGCCGAGGGTTCGGACCCGTCTGACCGGTCGTTGTGGCCGATCGCGCAGCCGTCTCTTGGTGCACCGTTCTGCACGGTCCGGAACTTGGAATCTGAGTTCACGACGATGACGTTCGCGGAGTTCGCGCGCGAGCACATGGGCATGTGGGATGACCCGCGCGTCAACTCGGTGATTCCGATGGATTCCTGGGATGAGTGCAAGGTCCCTGATTTGCCGGATGGTTCGCAGCCGGTCGTGGACATGGACTGGACTGTCGCGTCGGTTGATGTGGCCCCAGATCGCGCCTGGGCGTCTATTGCGGTTGCGGGTAAGCGTCCGGATGGTAAGGCGCATATCGAGGTTGTGCGGGCCGATCAGGGCGTGAATTGGATTGTGCCGACGATGCAGCGGTTGATTGCGTCATCGACTCCACCGCGCGCTGTGGCGGTTCAGGCTGGTGCGCAGGCTGGCGCGTTCGGCGCGGAGCTTGAGCAGGTCGGTTTCAAGGTCTACATGCTCTCACCGCAGGAGGTTGCGGCGGCTACGGCGAAGTTCCATGACGACATTGTGTCTGGGCAGTTGACGCATTTGGACGACGAGGCACTTATTCGGGGTTTGTCCGGGGCGACGAAATACCCAATCGGAAAGATTGAGCACGGCGGTTGGGGCTGGCTGCGTAAAGGAACGTCAGTCGATATTACGGGGATTGTCGCATGTTCATATGCGAACAGGATTTTGACTTTGGAATCGGCAGAGGAAACTTTGACGAAGAAGAAGCGGTACAGGATGGCGTAAATGGCGATTGAACTGCCTTCTGCGATTTCACACAATGAGGTCCGGAAGTACGTTTCTGATGTCGTGTGGCCGGAGTTCATTCACCGGCGTATGAAGTTGGACAAGATTGCGAACTGGGCTCGTGGCGCGCAGCCGGATTATCTGATTGCGCCTGCGAACAAGGAGAAGCGCGCGCTGTTGAAGCTCGCGAAGACGCCGTGGCTCGGGCTGGTGGTGACGACGTTCACCCAGTGCTTGTTCGTGGATGGCTACCGGGCCGAGGGCGAGAAGTTGAACGCGCCGGGGCAGTGGCAGACGTGGAACGCCAATAACATGGCGAAGCAGCAGATCGGTATCCACCGTGCGGCGTTGACGTACGGGTATTCGTACGCGCGTGCGCTGCCGGGTGTGGCGTTGGACGGCGCGAATCAGGCGACGTTGGCGGGGCTGTCGCCGCGATCCTTGTTGGCGCTCTATGAGAATCCGGTGTCGGATGAGTATCCGCGCTATGCGCTGGAGTTGATGCACAACGGGTCTGCGGTGCGGTTCTACACGGACCACTACTACTACGACCTTCCGATGCCTACCAGCGGTGAGTTTCCGGTTGATCCGGAGCCGGTCTATCACGGCGTCGGGGTGTGTCCGTTCGTGCGATACGTGAACATGATGGATCTCGACGGCTTCACGATGGGTGAGGTCGAGTATCTGATTCCGGCTGCGGCGAAGATCGACAAGACGGACTTTGACCGGCTGCTCGCACAGCATTACAACTCGTGGAAGGTCAAGGTAGCCACGGGTATTGACGAGCTGGATGCGGAGTCAACGCCGGAAGAGGCGCAGCAGGCCAAGTTCAAGCTGGCTCAGGACGACATTCTCATGCACGGTAATCATGAGGCGAAGTTCTACACGCTTCCGGAGACCGCGTTGGACGGCTTCATTGCGTCTCATGAGCAGGACGTGGAATCGCTCGCAAGCAATGCGCAGCTTCCGTCCTACCTACTTACCGGCAAGCTCGCGAATCTGTCCGCAGATGCGCTTACGGCGGCAACGAAGGGCACCACACAGAAGCTCTATGAGCGCCAGGTGACTTTCGGGTCTGCGCACAACCAGTTGATGCGGTTGGCTGCGCACGTCGAGGGCGACGCGGCGGCGGCTCGGGACTTCACGGCGTCAGTGTCGTGGCAGGACACGCAGATTCGTTCGTTGGCGCAGGCTGTCGATGCGTACGGCAAGGCCGCGCAGATGCTTGGTATGCCGAAGCAGTTCTTGTGGTCTCTCATTCCGGGTATCACGCAGTCGGACGTTGAGGCGATGGAGAAGCATTTCCACGACGACGATCCGGTGACTAAGACATTGCTGTACTGGAACAACGGTCCGGGTCAGGACCCCAATCAGCAGAAGCAGCCGGGGGTTCCGGGTAACGACGGGCTCCGCGCTGCGGCATAACTAAACATGGGGGGTTCTGTGAGTGGCAACCGAGCAGAAGCCTAAGGAGCCGAAAGCGATTCCGGCTCTTGCGGAATGGTATGCGTCACAGCATGCCGACGAGCAGGATTCTATCGCTGATCAGGTCGCGGCCGGGTTGGGAATCCTTTGGGCCATACTGCAATTCAATGATCTGGACAAGACCACGGCATCGTGGCTGCACGCTACCACGCTTGAAATTGAGAAGGGCTACGAAGCAAGTAGTCAGGCGGCGTTCGAGTACGTGCAAGCTGCGAAGTGGTCTGTCCATCCGGAGGCACCACCGCTGGAGAAGCTGAATGTTTCTCTGCCGGTGGCGGATACGCAGTTGAAGATGCGGGTCACTGGTCCAATTGAGGTGAAACGCAAGATGCCTGCGCCGGAGCCGGACGCGATGGCTGCGGGCGAGAAGGCATCTACGGGTGCTGGTGTCACTGCGGCTGTGGACGGTGCGCGCGAGCAGGTCCTTGCGCAGGTGCAGGCCGAGTATCGGCGGGCCGTCAAGGATGAGGCGAAAGCCTTGGCGCAGAACCCAGTTCGTGACCGGCAGTGGGCGACTCTCCAGAAGTGGGAGGCCGAGCTTGCCGAGCTGCGGGCCAAGGGTGCGCCGGAGACTTCCGGGCGTGTGCGTCGGCTCAATGAGCTGATTGCGCCGGTCAAGGAATCTCTGGGGGACTACACGCCGTCCGGCACTGCGGCGGCGGAGGTCCCGAAGTCGTCCAAGAGGGCGAAACAGGAGAAGCGTCCGGAGTCGCCACAGGGTGGCAAGGCGGCTATCGGGTATGCGCGGGTCACGGATAACGATCCGTGTTACTTCTGCGCTGTGTTGGCCTCGCAAGGGGCCGTCTATTACAGCGAGGATTCGTTTGACCGCTCGAATTCGTTGATTCGCGAGGTTAAGTGGACAAGTAATAGCGATAAGGGTACGCGGCGCGCGTTCCTTGGTGATGGACCGGCGAAGGTGCACGACAACTGTCGCTGCACGTTGCGTCCTGTTTATCGGGAAGCGGATAAGTACGACAAGCGTGCCAAGTACTTCTTGGATCAGTGGGACAAGATCACGGACGGTTTGAGCGGCAAGGAAGCCATGAATCGATTCCGCGCAGAGTATGTTCCACCTCCACCTTACAGCGCAGATGTGCTGGATTTGAAAGAGCGCAAGCGCATTGTCGCAGACGTTCGTCATAACCGTGAGGCTTTGATGTCGCGCGGGTTTGCGGCCAGTTCGCCGCAGGTCAAGTTTCTTGACCGTTCTATTCGGAAACTAGAAGCAATCTAGGTGCGCGGGACAGTCAACGCGCGATTTATTGGCTGGTTAGATAAGGAAGATAGTAGTAAATGCCTGACATTGTGACTCCAGAAGTTGATTCCAACACGTCGGTTGATAATCCGGGTAACGGCGATCCGGTGGATACGAACGATTCGCTAAAGGATGACGAGGATAGTTTCAAGCCTATTGTGCTTGATTCGCAGGATGCAGTGAACGCATTCATGCAGAAGCGTATTTCTCGCGTTGAGAAGAAGTACGAGGGATTCGAGGACTTCAAGGCTAAGGCTTCCCAGTTCGACCAACTGGAGGCTGAAAAGGGTTCTGACATCGAGAAGTTGACCCGGCGTGCCGATAAGGCTGAGAAGGAGCGTGATGCGCTCCAGGACAAGGTTACGAAGGCTGAGCGTGCGGAACTTGTGCGCGATATCGCTGACGAGCTTGGGCTGCCTAAGAAGTTGATTGGCCGTGTGCGCGGTGATTCTGAGGACGATATTCGGGCGGATATTGCAGATCTTCTTGAAAGTGTGCCGTCGCCAAAGACGGACAGTGATTCAAAGGATAAGAAGGATGCCGGTGACGGCCCGCCTTCTGGTGCTCCAAAGTCGAAGTTGAAGTTCGCCGCTACGGGGGATGAAACGGATGCTTTGAATGTGAGCGCCGATGACGTTTTGAAGCGTGTTCCACGCGGCGGCGGCGTCTAACAATACAGCCGCTGTTTAACAACTAAATATTGAAAGTGGGGGGTTTTGTCTCACATTTTTGTGAAGCCCGAGCTTGTTGCCGAGATTGGTATCAAGCAGCTCCAGCGTGAAATTGTTTTGCCTGGACTTGTTTGGACGAATCCGCTGACGAATTTCGGTGGTTCTAAGAACGATACGATTACGGTCCGCATTCAGGCCATCACGACCGCTAATCGTCGTGATCTGCGCTCGACTGATCGTTCGGTGGTCGCGTCTGATCTGGTCGAGCATTCAATTGCCGTGACGCTGGATAAGCACATTTACGCGGCATTGAAGTTCACGGATGAGCAGCGCACGTTGGACATCTATGACTACACCGAGCAGGTTATTAAGCCGCAGGTTTCTGCTGTTGCTTACGAGCTTGAGGACTACATCGCTGAGTTGATTGAGAGCGCTCCTTACGAGGAGACGTTGCTGATTGACCCTGCGGATACGGTTCCGGCGTTCATTTCTGCCGACCAGCGTTTGGGCGAGAATTTCGTTCCGCAGAACGACCGCGTGTTGGTGGTTGGTTCGTCTGTGGCCGCTGCGCTGGCGAAGGATCACCAGTTCCGTCACGCCGATTGGTCCGGAGACCAGGCGAACACGGCTCTGCGTGACGCTCACGTGGGCCGCTTGGCTGGTATGGACGTGATCAAGTCGCTGGCCATCGCTCCTGACAAGGCGTATGTGTGGCATCGCACGGCATTCATCTTGGCGACTCGTGCGCCTGTGGTGCCTGAGGGTGCTCGCGCGGGTGCGTCTTACGCGGTCGGTGGTACGGCTCTGCGCTGGCTTGCCGATTACGACTACTCGCAGTTGGGTGACCGTACGTTGCTCGACGTGTTCGCGGGTCGTCAGCACGTTTTGGACCCGAACCGTGGATTCATTCGTGCCGTGGAGCTACAGCTTACGACGGACGGAATCAAGGTTGCCGGTGGTGATTTCGCGCTGTTGACCACCACGGGTACGCGTCAGTTGAAGGTCCGTGACAACAACGGCACCGACGTTACGGCGCGTTCTACGTTCACGTCTGCTACTCCTGCCAAGGCCACGGTTTCTGCCAGCGGTCTGGTGACGGGTGTATCTGCGGGTACGTCTGTGATCACGGCGTCTTACGTTCCACCGCAGGGTGGCGCAGCCAAGACGGCAACCGTGACGGTGACGGTGCCGTAGGCGGTGCTCTGATGGCGGGTTTGTTGGCGTCTATTGACGATCTACAGACCCTCATGCAAACGGAGTTCTCCGGTGAGGCTCGGGAGCAAGCTGAGCTTGTTCTGAGCATTGTGTCCAGTTGGGCACGGGTGGTGTCCGGTCAGTCTTGGCCGGACGCCCCCACCGGGGTTCCGGATGATGTGAGGGCGGTCGTGCTGGCCGCGTCCCGCCGTGAGTTGCGGAATCCGGATCGGGTGATTACCCGGCAGATGGGTCCGTTCAATGTCACCTACAGCGCGCCTCCGGACGGGTTCTTTTACCCGGCTGAGTTGGCAATCCTTAAGCGTTTCAGGCGTAGTGGGGGATTGCGCACGGTGGCCACGACTCGCGGCGATACGCCATGTATTGGCACGGCATTTCTCCAGTACGGCAATGGTGACGTGTTGTTCCCGGCGTTCAGCGCGTTTGAGCCTGGGTATGACGAGGCGATCCACGTATGTTGACGGAGAAGGTAACCGTATTCCGGGGTGGTACAGACAAATACGGGAATCCGAATAAGACGGCTCATGGGATTGTGGACGGGGTTTTCGCGTGGGGTGGCTCGCGCGGTAACGGTGCCCGGTTCACGCAGTCGAATGACCGGCGTGAGGCGGCTGCGATCAACGCGGACTTCTATGTTGCGCGGGGAACTGACTTGCGTGCGCGTGATCGGTTGAAGCGTGCGAACGGCGAGGAATACGCCGTTGTGGGACATGCCTTGTGGGACCAGCAGCATCCGATGGACGGGTTTGATTTCGGTTGGATGGTGTTCAATTTGGAGTCGCTCAATGGTTGACAAGTTTCCGTTGTTCGATATCGATGTTCCGCGTCCGAATAAGGCTTTGGCACAGGTGCTTTCGTCTGCGCCGGGTTTGAACGCTGTCTTGATGAAGACTGGCCAAGAGGTTGTGACGCGCTATCAGGCTCACGTTGCGAAGAAGACCGGAAGGTTGGCGGGGTCCGCTCTGACGCATGTCGTCATGGGCGGGAACAAGAAGCGTGACCGCATGGTCGGCAAGGTGACCGTGGGTGGTCAGGCCGCGTTGTCCGATTGGAAGGGCCAGCCGTTCTCGTACGGTCCGATGCATGAGTTTGGTTCTCGTACAAGGAAGATCGAGTTTCCGGCTGCCGATGACCTTGCGGAGGTCATGAAGTCGATGTACGAGGGGGTGCGGTAGTGGCTATTGCGTTGCCGCAGTGGTTCGGCCACAACTTTGTGAACGTCGAGAACTTGATGATCGACATTTTCACGAAGGTGTTGCCGGACGTTGAGTCCGGGTGCTGGACGCCTGATGGCTGGCTGGATGAGCAGCTACCCAACGAGGTTGACCCGATGTTGTGGTTCGTGCGTCTGCCTGGCGGACATGTGGATTGGGACCGTCACCGGGACCAGAGCCTCGTGCAGGTCAGTGCTGTCACGGGCAGCCGTGATGACTCGTGGGATGTGATGTCGGTTGTGCGTTCGGTGCTTCTGCCGATGCAGGGCTTCAAGTTCACGATGGCTGACGGGTTCACTGCGCAGATTCACTGCGCGGGGGAGAAGTCGGGGCCGAATCTGCTGACGCCGGGTCAACAGCTCGATACGCGCGTGGTTACCGCCGTATTCGACGTGGGGGTTGGTTTGCGTTATCGCAACAACTATTTGAAAGAAGTCGCCTTGCTTTAGGCGGCAATTAATAACTTAATACAGGAAGCACAACTAAATATGGTGGATTTTTACACGTTGAAGGATGCGCAGGCCGATCTTGCTATTGCGCCTCTCAACCTGACGGTGCTGCTTGCGCCCTATTCTGTTGCTCCAGCATTGACGTTGGAATCGCCTACGGATGGATCTCTGGCTGTGCCTGCGGGCTACAAGTCGGTTGGCCATTTCGAGAAGAAGGCCGGTCTTACGCTCGGCAATGAGTTCGATTCCAAGGATATTGAGGCATACGGCGAGCCCGAGCCGATTCGTACCATTATCAATAAGCGTACGACGACGTTCGAGTTTTCGATGTTCCAGAACCAGCGCAATGTGCTGGAGCTGATCTGGACGCAGGACTTCTCGCATATCCAGCCGTCTGAGTTCGGTGGTGTCGTTCTTGAGGCCCCCAAGGTGCCTAAGAACATCTACTACCGCGCAATTCTGGTCGGTTTGGATGATCGTAACGACCGTGAGGTCTGGACGTACTGGCTGATGCCCAAGGTGAAGCTGGACAAGATCGATAACCAGACGCTCAATGACGACAACGTGATTGAGTACAAGCCAACGATGAAGGCTTTCCGTGATGACACGGTGGGCTATTCGGTGGCGCAGGGATTCGCCGGTCCGGGTTGGCGCGACATTGTTGCGACGGCTGGTTTCGGTACGGCTTTGACGGCGATCGATGCTACTCCGGCTACGGCCTCGTTGACTGTTGCCTCTGGTGCTTCGCACACGGTGCAGTTGCTTGTGGAGGGCGACAACGGAATCAATTACACGCCGGACGTTACGTTTACGTCGTCTGCGCCTGCGATTGCATCTGTTTCGGCTTCTGGCTTGGTGACGGGTGTGGCTGCCGGTTCGGCGACGATTACGGCGAAGAAGGGTGCGACGTTGACGGATACGGTCAGCGTCACCGTTACTTAGTAACGAATTTGGGGAATGAGGGGGGTAACTTTCGGGTTACTCCCCTCTCCCTTTTGTATTTAATTCTTGAAATAGGGGGAAACACTTATGGCACGTGTCAGTGCTGCTACGAAGGTTATCGAGGATGCTGTTAGCGATTTCTTCGCCGAGCTTGTTGGTGAGGTGCGCGTCCCAGAACCGCTGGAGGTCGCTCCGGGCATTGTCTTGACTTGCCCAACTAAGGCGCAGGTGAGCGCGTTGACGAAGGTTTCGACGGAGGAAGAGGCTCAGAAGCTCATCTTCGGGGATGCCTACGAGGACGCTATGAAGCTGTTTGATCCGCATCCGGTTCAGGTGTGGAACAAGTTCATGGAGAAGTACAACGAGCATTTCTTCGGGGATAAGTCCTCGGGAAAATAAGGCAGGTCGCAGAACTAGTCGGACGGTATTGGCGCGCGATTGAATGGGATTTCCAAACAATCGGCGTCAATGCCTTGGACTACTTTGCGGCTCCTTGTCGATGTGCACAGTGCCGTGGCTCGAATGAGTTTCATTCGAGGTTTGCGTCTCGTCGCGACTGGGGGCAGTTCCTACGTTATTACGAAACGTTTGCGTCTATTCGTGGGTCGTTTATTCAGTCGGAGATTCTGAATGATCCTGATGTTATTGAGGCGCAGGTGAATGCTCCGGATGATGAGTGGACGCCGGGATTGCCGCCGTTGTTTGGTTGGTCTCAATTGGTTGATGCGGTGACGAATGTTGCTGATCAGTTGATTGCGTCGCGGGCTACGTCGGACGAGATCAAGTTTTATCCGCGCCCGGAGATTCCGGCAGAGCGTGAACGTAAGAAGCGAAAGGCTAAGAAGCAGGAAAGCGGCCTTGAGGCTGCTCTTGCGCGCGGTATGGATTTGGCGCGCGAACAGGGTATTGACACGGGTCAGTGGACGTACCTCTAACAACTTAATATTGAGGGGGCACGGTGGCTAGCGAATTTATTGCCGCCCAGGCATCGGTGCTTTTGGTTCCGAGCGTTAAGGGCTTCCGGAACCGTTTGAAGGCACAGCTAGCGACGGTGAATGAGTCCGTCAAGATCGAGGTCGAGGCTCAGACTTCCAAGGCTCTTGCGGAAATTGCGGCGGCTAAGGAATTGGCCGAGCGTGATCCTATCCGGCTGAATGTCGATACCAAGGGTATTACCGAGATTCGCCATAAGTACGAGGATCTGCGCGGGAAGTTCCGCAAGGGCTTGGTTGTCAATATCGCTGTTGTCGGCGCGGCGCAGCTCACGCAGCTCGGGCCAGCGTTGGCGGCTCTGAATCAGTCGGTTGTGACGTTGTCGCAGTCGTCTGCATTGTTGCCGGGAATCTTGTCCGGCGTTGCGTCGAGTTTCGGAACGTTGGCTGTCGGGTCGCGTGGCGTCAAGGATGCGTTCAAAGCTGTTGCGGCAGCGCAGAAGGACTCTGCCGATGCTGCCCGTAAGCAGCGTGACGCGAACCGCGCGGTGACTGATGCTACGCGTGACCTGAGTCGTGCGACGAAGGATGCGAAGCGCAACCTTGAGGATCTGAACGACCAGTTGCGTTCTGCGCCTTTGGATGAGGCCGAGGCTGTCCTGAATTTGCAGGAGGCTCGGAATGAGGCTGCGCAGGCGTTCGGTAAGACGGCGTTGCAGCAGCAGCGTGACGCGCTGAATGTACAGAAGGCTGAGGAAGCTCTTGCCTCTACTCGCCGTCGCGGTGCTCGTCTCGTTGATGATGTTGCAGAGGCGAACCGTAAGGGCGTGCAGGGCGCTGATGCGGTTGTAGCGGCTACTGAGCGTCTTGCGAAGGCGCAGGAGGACGCGGCGCGGGGTTCGTCGGCTATGGCCGATCTTGCGCAGGCGATGGCCAAGCTATCGCCCCACGCACAGGATTTCGTGCAGCGTGTCACGTCGCTCCAGGGCGCGTGGGACGGGTTGCGCGGGGCCGTGCAGGATCGCCTATTCGCGAATCTTGGTGCGGACATTCAGGGGTTGGCCGGTACTAGCCTGCCGATGCTTGAGCGCGGGATGACCGGTATCGCAGGCGCGATCAACGGGAACCTGCGGACGGCCATTGCCGAGCTTGGTAGCGGCGGCAATCAGTCGATGATCGAGCACATTTTCGGCAATACCGCTGATGCGCAGGCGATGCTTGACCGCGCTATCGGGCCGATGCTGGATGCGTTCTTGCGTCTGTCATCGGTGGGTAGCAACTACCTGCCACGTATGGCCGATGGGTTCGGCGATGTCATGCGCCGGTTCGACACGTTCATCTCCAAGGCTGAGGCCGATGGCTCGTTGGACAAGTGGATCAACGCCGGTATCGATGCGCTCAAGAATCTTGGAAATTCGCTGATCAACATCGGGTCGATTCTGAACAGCATTTCCGAGGCGTTCACCGGCAGCGGCGGGAAGGGCTTCTTGCAGGTCTTGGCCGAGGGCACGAAGCGTCTGGCTGATTTCTTGAAGGGTGCTGAGGGGCAACAGAAGTTGCGCCAGTTCTTCTATGAGGCGCGAGCCGAGTTGTCGAACTGGAAGCCGATGCTTCGGGAGCTTCCGGGCATCATCCGTAACGTAGCGAACGCCGGTCAGGCGTGGGCGAATATGTTGCTTCCATTCTTGCGTACTACTGCTGAGTTGTTGCGGGCGCATCCGGGCTTGGTGCAAACGATTCTGTTTGCGTACCTGGGATGGCGCACGATCAGTCCGATTGTCAAGGGAATTGGGGCTGCGCTCGACGGAATGAAGGTCGCGTTGGGCGGCGTGTCCGCAGCCTTTGGTGGCGGTAACACAGGAGTCAACGGCAAGGCGAGTGCTTTCAGTTCGTTGATGGGTGTTGGTGGACCTATCGCTGTGGGTGTGGCTGCGGTCGCGTCGCTGCTGGCTTACCAGTATGTGAATGCGCAGCAAGAAGCTGCCGAGGCTACGCAGTATCACGCCAACATGGTTGCGCAGTTGCGCAACGAAATGGACGGCCTGTCAGGGTCATTGACGCAGAAGGGCTTGCTTGACAAGCTGAATCGTGCTGCCGGTTTCGTTGACAACAACGAGACGAACGCGAAGCCGCGCGATCTGCCGGGGCTGGCGGAGTCGCAGTTCGGTGTCTCGCGCGATCAGTTCGGTCAGGCTTTGGTGCCGTCGAATCAGGCTGCGCGCGAAGAGGTTGTCAGCAAGGCGCGTGAGGCGATCCTTGCCGAGCTGAACTCGAAGTCCACGAAGGAACTTGTTGGCGAGTTCGATGCGAGCTTCCTCGACACTAACCGTACGCTGCCAGATGGCGATCCGCGAAAGATCACGAATGAGGTTCTAGCGCGGGCACTTACGGGTGATTCCAAGGCGCGTGAGCAGTTTGAGAATGCGCGCATGCCGTTCTCGCTTAGTGATGTGCTTTACGGGTACAACAATCCGCTGGATTGGGTTCCGTTTGCCGAGGGCGATACGCCTGGCCTGTCCGAGAAGGCTCGGGCCGGTGCGAATATCAGCCGATTCATTACGGACGACACGAATCACGCCAATCAGGTTGGCGCTGAGACGCGCGCCAATAATCAGGCTGTCGCCGGTCGTGCTCGGTTCAAGCCTGGTGTGGGTAATCCGTTTGCGGCGCTGGGTAATCCGCAGCCGTACTGGGAGCCTGGTGGCCAGGGCAAGGCCGGTATCCGCGTTAACGCGCTGCTGCGCGATATGCAGAAGGAGCAGCCTGGTCTAGTTGAGGCTATCCGTAAGAACGGTGGCCAGTTTGAGGAACTGGTGGACGGCACGGTCATCCATCTTGATCCTGACCGGGCCAAGCTCTATCTGGATTCATACGCAGACGGCGGCATGTTCAGCGGTGCTGGTACTGGCCGCTCAGATTCGATGATTGCGCGAGTTTCTAACGGAGAGTTCATTACTCGCGCGTCGTCTGTTGCTAAGTATGGCTCAGCGTTCATGCATGCGGTCAATGAGGGCAAGATCGATCGTGATCAACTGCCCGGCTTTGACAAGGGCGGCGAGGTTGGGCCACAGCTGATTACGGCCCCGGTTAAGCCTCGTACGGATTACAAGGTTGTTCCGAACATGCCTCCGGTCGCGCCGCCTGCTCCGGCACCGGCTCCAGCCGCTCCGGCGTTTCCGGATATGCCCGACACGTCGAATCCTGGTCTCTATGACCCGGCGACGGGCAATTACTCGAAGCTACCAAGCGATTTGGGTAACGCTGGCGACACCTCGGGGCAGAACGTTCCGCAGGCGCCAACGGTGGTGCAGACTCCGCAGGGGCCGCAGATTGCGTCTCCTGGCGGTATTAACCCGTTGCAACTTGGTGGCGGGTTGAAGTCGTTACCGGAGAACTTGAATCCGGTAAGCATCCTGGAGGATATCGGCCAGATCATCTTGCAGGCGATTGCCGGTTTCTTCGGTATCGATCTGTCGTACTTGAACGCTGGCCGTCAGCTCCTTAGCGGGGTCACAGGCCAGTTTGGGGCAGCGGCGAATCCGGAAGCCCAGCAGTTGATGGACCAGGTTCCGTCGCCGCTACCGAACAGCCAGTCAGCTTTCGTTCCGCAAAGCGGAGCGGGTGCAACGGCTTTCGAGCGTGCTTCTGCGATGGCCGATTCGATGCGCGGCAAGCCGTATGTGTGGGGTGGTGGATCACTAGACGGTACGGACTGTTCCGGACTGGTGATGTACGTCGCTGATGCATACACGGGTCGCCCGTTCTCGGGTCGATCAGGTGGCACGGGCACCGAGGGTGAAACCTTGCGGGCCAAGGGTGCTGTTCTGATTAGCGATCCGTCGCAGGCTCCACCTGGAACGCTGCGCATCGGCTGGAATGCCTCGCATACCGCTGGGACGCTGCCGGATGGGCGCAACTTTGAGGCGTCGAACGAGAACACGCCGATCACGATTGGTTCGGGTGCGGCTGGCTATAGCAGTGGGCAGTTCACGAACTGGGCGTACTTCCCGGTTCCGGCGTACGCGAATGGCGGCTTCTTGTCGGGCGCTGGTACTGGCTCATCGGATTCGATGCTTGCCCGTGTCTCCAATGGTGAGTTCATCACGCGCGCTTCGTCTGTGGCGAAGTACGGGTCGGGGTTCTTCCATGCGCTGAACGAGGGCAAGATTGATCGCGGTTCGCTTCCGGGCTTCGCTGAGGGTGACTTGGTAGGGGTTCCGGTTGCACCGCCTCCGGGTGGGCCTAGTCCGGCTCCGGCTCCTGCGGCTCAGTCTGTGGGACCGTTGCCTGCTCCGGCTGAGGCCGCGCAGGCTCCGCAGTCGCAGGGCCTACCGACGGACACGGCGACTCAGGCTGTCGGTGACGCGATGTCGAGCATTGGCTCGGCGCTCGGCGGCGGCAGTGGCGGCGCTGGCGCTTCTCCGGGTGCTGAGGCTCCAGAGGGTGCTACGCCTGAGCAGGACCCGCGTTCAATCCTTGGTGCGGCTCCGAAGAATCAGGATCACAATGCGCCTTGGTTGTCGAAGGGCATTCAGGGTGCGGCGTCAACGATTGGGTCTGCTATCGGTTCGGCGATTGGTGCTGCCGGTGCCGCTGGCGGGGCGTTCGCTCCGGGTAGTGGTGCGGCGGCGAGTGCGGCTGCGTCTATGGCGCAGGGTGGCGCTCAGATCGCGGGCCAGGCCGTCAGCGGTGTTGTGAATGTCTTGTCGAGCTTGCTTGTGGGTACGGCTTCTGGGGGTACGACGCAGGGCGCTTATGGCGCTCCTGTGCTGCCGCAGGGTCCTCCGCAGTCGCAGGGTCGCGGGCCGGGAATTGTCAATAACTACGGCGACATTCACACCGCGAACTATGACGAGTTCTACAAGGGACAGCAGCGTCGTGAAGCGCAGCAGCAGGCACCAATCCTGCCGATGCGATAACTAAATACGAATACAGGTAACCCCCTGTCCGGCGTTCGGCAATTACCGATCACCGGACGGGGGTTTCTTGTAGGAAAGACAACTGAATAAGTGACCGATTACCTGAAAATTGAATTGACGGGTCGGGATGGTTCGCACTGGGTTCTTTCAGGTCCAGGCATGGGGCAGCAAGGGGTAACTCTTAACCCCAACTTGCAGCAGTTCTATGACGCTCCTGTCAAGACGTTGTACGTACCGGGTCCATTTGGTGAGGAATATGCCGGAAAGCGTGTTCAGCGTCGCGAGATTGTGTTTTCTGTTCAGGCTTGGGACGACGATCCGGATACGTGGCGCACGATTGATTCGGCGTGGCGTTGGGCGTGGGATTACGACGAGGAATCAACGCTCAAGGTAACCACAAACGACGGTACCCGTTTTCTGAATGTGCGGCTTATGGAGGAACCAAAGCCGTATTACGAGAAAGATCCGCATATCACGCGGGACAACCCGATCGTGATGACTGCAACGGCAACCTTCCCGTATTGGCAAGAGGAATCTTCCGAAAGCGTTTGGGACACGCTCCAGACCGCTGATCGCACGGTGTTCCCGGTTCGCAATGACGGCGATGTGCCGGTGTGGCTTCGGTGGGCGTTCACCGCGCCGGGGCTGTGGATCGTGCCGGACTTTTCGTGGGGCAACGATCTGTACTCGCGCGGCCAGGAGGACTTGGGCCGCACGCTCCCTCTGCCTGAGCTACGGGAGAACGAGCACGTATCGGTCGATTCCGATCCGCGCGTACAGACGATTATCGCCGTCAACGGCGCTCCTGTGCAGCATCGCTGGAAGGGCAACGATCTGCTCTACCCGCTGATGCCGGGTAAGGGTGCTGACCTGCCGGTGCAGTTGAAGAACGCTCCGCAGGGCGGGGCGTGCAAGCTCACTGTTCCGCGTTGGTTTTCGCGTCCGTGGTCACGTCCGGGGGCGCGGCTATGACGGCGTGGGCAGACATTCTGGCAGCCAACACGGGCGATCCGTGGAAGGCATTTAAGACTCTTGAGCGCGAGGCCGACGAGGTTCGCGCGCAGCATCACGCATTCCGGCGCGCCAAGCCGCTGATCCGGTTGTGGATGAACGATCCGGACGGCGATGCCGGTCTGGTTTATGTGGGACGCGTCGATTACGACGACACCATTCGGGGAGCGTTCCCATTCAAGAACAACACGGTTAGTCAGGGTGTTCTTGAGTTGCGTGACGACCATTACCTTGCGGTGTGGTTGAAGCAGTTGCCGAACAATCCGGAACTAAAGAAGAACGTTGTTATCACCGTTGATTTCTACGGTGGTCAGAAACGTTGGTCCGGCTTGCTGGATAAGTGGACGATTAAGTCGAAGGATCATGTCAAGTATTTGGAGGTCACCTTTAATGATGACCTCGCGTTTTTGCAATACTTGCTCTGCCCGCCAAATCCAGCATTGCCAATCCCGGTGCTACAATTTCCACGCATTTTCGCGCTCGCCGGTCCAGCAAAATGGTGCATTTCTGCCCTGATTTTCATAAATCTGTGGCGCGTACAATCATCAATTTGGTCACTTCCTGATGATCCATTCAATTTGGAATCATGGGATGACGCGATTGATTGGTCTGACTGGCAGTGCCACGTAAAGGCATCGCCCTGGTTGTTGGACGATTCTTCGCTTTGGACGTTCCTGTCCTCGCGAATGAACCCGGTCGATTCGGTAATCGCGGATTCGCTTGACGACGCGCAGCTCACGCTCACGTACCGGCGCATCCTGACCGATGACGGCGAGACGGCAGACGGACTGATTGGTGTTCCCGGCGGCAATGTCAAGAACGGTGCGTTGGTGTTCGAGGTCGTTGACAACTCGAACGCAACCGCTCTTGGGGGCACGTTCTTTGAGGGCACGATTCTGGACGGCTTTGTCCGGTCGGTGATGGTGTACGGCGGCGGGTTCGTAGAGGACTCGTTGAACGTCATCGATGACGACCAGACGTTGCAGCCGGACGAGTACTACCGCTCCGGGTGGTTGGCGACGATGGCCAAACAGCCGTGGCTTGTCATCCGAGACAACGAATGGACTCCTATCGAGTCGTCGGATTTGTCGTGGGGTCCGGCCAAGAACGTTGCGGTTGTGGTCGGTGGCGACAACCCGGCTGCGGATGCCATCGCGAAGCTGATCATTGAAACAACGGGAAACCTGTTGGGCTGGTTGCTTCTTGGCGGATTCTCCGGTGCGGGCGGTATCGCGGCTGACGTGATCATGCCGTTCATCGTCGGCACTATCGCCGCGTGGCTGCACTGGAAAAATACCGGCAGGGCAACGCAACTCGGCTGGGTCCACTACTGGGAGCTGTATCAGCAGGGCGCTGAGAACAACTCGTGGTCGTTGGCGGCTCTGTCGGCGCTACGAGGCGGGTTCCTTGTTGGTCGCGCCGAGACGGTGCACCTGATGGCGTTGCACGACTCGTGGATCATTCCGGGGCTGCATATCGACATTGGTCAGCGTCTTGGTTCCACGGTTCTGTCCAAGGGTGTCGAGCACATCATCTGGGTAAACCAGTTGGAGGAAATGACGTGCGCTTGGGACAACACGTCGAGCCCCGCGCCTATGTCGTGGGTGTTGAAGGCCGGTAAGTCCGAGCGCGCGCAGTCGATCGGTGAGCGCATGGCTCGCCTGGCGAAAAAGATGAGTGAAGCACTGAACAACGTTGGTGTGCAACTGATTCAGAGCTAGTAGGGGGAAAAGTGGCAAAGACTCAGGCTGAGTCGAACATGGAAGATCCTGCGGAGGTTTTCGCGTGGATGTTCACGGCTGGGGTTCCGGACCCTCGCGATAGCGGGGAGGGCAAGTTCCGGAATCAGCCTCTCATTCCACCGGCATGCTTCCCGGCGCTGTCAAAGATGCTCTGGGACTTCGGATGCCGGTTCCATCCGGAATTGCAAATGAAGTGGGTTAAGCCGAGCGATGGCGCGTTCCGCAACTTTGAGGTGTGGGAGACCGTCGGGGTCAAGCCGGAGGAAGTGATGCCGGAGGTCGCGGCGATGGCTGCCGATCAGTATCCGGAAATGGCTGCGGCCATTGCGGATATGGACCCGGCTGACCATGAGGCGGCATTGCGCGAGGTTGAGGACAAGTTGCTGTCTGGCCTGTCGCGGCTGATGAAGGCGCGTGAACAGATGGAGAAGTCGGGGGGCTGATAGATGACGATGCCAGATGGGGGGACCGGCCTGACGCCTGGCGCGGGCTGGCTCCACCCCTTCACGGTGAAGAACGGAATGTCGCAGTTCGAGGGGCGTACGCGGCCTTTCGTTGATGACTACTACAAGACGCAGATCCAGGGCTCCGATCCGTGGAAAGCGGCTGCTAACACGTTCTTTCAGAACATTCTCAAGGGGTTCGGTGATCTACAGAACTTCTTGACCCTCGTGGTTAAGGCAGCGACGGGCGCGCCTGGTGGCCTGTTGGAGCTGACGCAGTTCTTCGCAGCTCGTTGGAATGACTTGGCGGATGCATTCGAGCAGGCTATCGAGTCGATTACCGGGTTGAAGTGGCTGCGGGACATCCTGACTGGGATCACTGGGGCATCGGATTCCCAGGTGCAAAGCTGGGTAACGCAGCTATTGACGGCGGCGTCAAATCTGGATGCTAGCAAGGTAATTGGCTTGCTGGCGGCTGCGGTAATTCCGGGCTTGGACGCTTCAAAGATCACGTCAGGTCAGTTCGCGCAGTCGATGGTTGCCGGTCTGACGGGCGTGTTGGCCAACTTGGTTGACGGCCTGACGAAGGTTGGCAATGACCTCGGTTCGGTCATCAAGGGTTTGTTCGATGGCTGGTTTGGCGGTGGTGGTACCGGCAGTCCGCAGGAGGTCCAGTACACCATTCAGGCGATCAAAGATGCTGTCGTCAATGGTTACACCGTTACGACATTCGTGTCATCGCAGGTGAATTGGGCCAAGCCGCAGTGTACCGAGATGGTGGCTGTTCTGATCGGCGGCGGTCAAAATGGTGCGGAAGGGGTGGACGGGCCTCAGGGGCCGGGGGCTCTAGGGGGCTCGCACGGCTCGTACATCGTGCAGCAGCTTGTGGTCGCTGATCTTCCATCGGCACTGGATATCCAAGTCGGCACGGCGGGCAATAGGTCGTATGTGCGGGCCGCGAATGGATCTCACACGGGCACGCTCATTGTCGAGTCTGGTCCCCATGGCTCGTTGGGTGGCACGGCCACCACGTTCGGCTATGCGGGAACTGCGTCTCAGCCAGGCAGCGGCGGTTTCGGCGCGGCTGGCGGGAACACCATTGGAGGTCGTGAACCGACGCCTGGTGGTCCCGGTGTGCCAAGTACTGCCGCTGTTGGCGGAAGCGCTGGAGCCGCTGGTGTCAATGCTGGTGATGGCGGGGATGGAGGCGCTGGCGGCAATGTCTCTGCTGGCGCGTTGACCAAGTGCGGCGGTGGCGGTGGTGGCGGCGGCGGTCGTGGTGGCGGCGGCGCAGCGTTCCAGAGCGCCGGTAACGGTGGCCGTGGCGGGCCTGGTGGCTATCCGGGCGGCGGTGGCGGTGCCGGTGGTGGTCGTGGCCTGAATGCGACGTACGGCAACGGAAACCAGGGGCCTGGCGGGCCTGGCGCTACGGGTGTCGTGTGGTTGTTCTACAGGTAATCGAGGGGGATTGATGATTACGGCTGAATTGGTGGCAGAAATGCTGCCGAACTATTGCCCGACGACGAACCACTACAAGTGTTCAGACGGTAAGTATCTGTTGGTCACTAAGCCAACACTCGATTCTGTTGGGACACTGAATAAGACGTTGGGGATGACGGTTCCGGTGGCGGCCTCGCACCTGCCGATCCACGTAGATGTGTTCGCGTCCAATGCGAATGCGGAGGTTCTGGACAGCGATGGCGATCCGTCCAACGGATTGACGCCGATCGCGCGTCTGGCTGCCGAGAGCCATGAGGCCGCGTTGAAGGAACTCGGATACATGCTGGCGGTGGAGTAGATGGCAGAAGACGTATATAAGCGGGGCGCGGTCAAGGCTTGCGAGTCAGCGGTTGCGATCAAGCGCGAAGACGGTTCGGGACCTACGTCGTGGGCGGTGATGACCATCGAAAATGGCGGTCATTATGGATCTTTCGGCGAAGTGGCCGATTGGCGGGATAGGTGAATGAATGGCGCTGAAGAAGTTCGTCAAGGACCCTAACGCGGTACTTGACTACACGCTTGATTGGAGTGCGTGGCTTGCCCCTGGCGACACATTGGTGTCTGCGGTGGCGGCGGCGACGACGGGGTTGATGGTCGATCAGACCGCGAATACCACTGCCGAGGCGACGGTTTGGTTGTCGGGTGGTACTGCGGGGACGACCTATGACGTGACGGTTCATGTGACGACCGCTGGTGGTCGCCAGGATGATCGGACGATTCAGATTCAGTGCAAGGAGTTGTAGTGGAGAACGAAGACAATGTGCAGCTCTTGGTGATTCGGACTTGGGCTGATGCTGAGGTAACGCGCGGCGGGCAGCCGGAGGACTAGCTAGCTCGCCTGCGCTTCTAACAATTGAATAGGGAAAACTGAATATGGCTATTGGAATTTCTGTATCTGGGCTAGCCAACCGAATTCTGGACCATTTGCGTGGTGGTACTGCGTGGACGCAGCCAGCGACCTTGCGTGTGCAATTGCATACGGGCGATCCTGGCGCGAGCGGAACGGCGAATGTTTCTGCGGTGACGACTCGTTCGCAGGCGACGTATGGGCCTGCCGCTGGCGGCGCTATCGCGTTGACGGGCACGAATCCGTCTTGGTCGATGACCGCGACGGAGGACATCAAGTACATCTCTGTTTGGGATGCAGCTTCGGCGGGTGTGTTCTTGTGGTCGGCACAGTTGGCTGTCGTGAAGAGTGTGCAGGCTGGCGACTCGTTGACATTGACGAGTTGTGGTCTGTCGCTTGGGCCTTTGGCGGCGTAAATGGCGTTGGGGCTGACGACGATTACGGCGGTCGGCTCTTACACCTACACGTTGCCTCCGGAAGCTAACCGCGTCGATGTGATCCTCATTGGCGGCGGTGGTGGAGGCGGCGGCGGCGATGGCGGACAGGCCACCACGGGTGAGGGCGGCAAGAAGGGTACCTGGCAGACCCACACCCTGACTCGCCCCGATGGCGGGTTGTGGGCTGCCGCGTCGGTGAGCGGCATGGTCGGTGCGGCCGGGGCAGCCAGCCCTAGCAAGGAGACAGCCGGAGGTGCCGGGGGCCAAACGTCAGCGACCTTCAATGGTTCAACAGTCACCGCCACTGGCGGTGCCGGGGGTGCTGGCGCATATGCCGGTAATGGGAAGAACACACCAGGTGAGAGTCCGGGAAACACCACCTATAACGGGCAGATCTATACCGGAGGTACGGGAGGGTCCACGAATACCGCTGGTACTGCTCCTGGCGCTGGTGGCGGGCCGGGATCAGGTGGAATCTTCGGGTCGGCTAATCCAGGCAAAGCCGGGGGAGCTGGCCGGGTGTGGTTCTACGCCTGGTACGAGCCGGTCGCTTGGACGGCTGACACTTCGCTGGCAGTAGGTGTTGGTGCGAATGCTGCGGTGCGTTCAAGTTTCGCGGCTGCGGCGTCACTGGCCGTTATGGCAGCGGCGAACGTTGTTGGTTCGCGCGGAATGTCGGCGAACGCGAATCTGGGCGTGGCCGCGACGCCTTCAACGGGACCGAAGTATCTGGCGAATGCGCAGAGCAATCTAGTGGTAAACGGCGTCTTCACGGGCGCGGTGACGAAGGTGCTTAATGGCGTTGTGAGCCTGGCTATTTCGGCTCAAACGTCCGCTGCGGCGACCGAGCACGATGTTGCAGATTCAGCCCTGGATGTGATCATTTTCCCGTCTGCGGGCATGGCGTCGGATCAGGGCTTTGAAGGCTCCTTGGCTGTTGCGGCTGCCATGGCTGCTGCGGCGTCGCTTGGGCAGAACCTTGCTGCGGCGCTGAGTCTTTCGGTGACTTCGAGTGCATCCATGACATATAGGGGTGGCGTTGATTCCAGCCTGGCCGTGAATGTGTTTCCCGAGGCGTCGGCGGCGCGTGACGCTCGCGGGGGAGCGAACCTTGGCTTGTCGGTGGCGACGAGTGTTGACGGTGTTGGTGGTGATACCGGCGATGTCGCACTGGAGGTGTTGGCGCAACTGACGGCCTCTGCGATGGTTGCGCGGCGTGGACGGGCTGACCTGGGGGCGTTATTCACGACGGGCGCGGTACTGGCGGCACTCTGGGAAGCGACAGCCGATCTGGAAGTTGTTGCGGCAACGTATGTCCGCTTTGACAGTCCGCGTGAAATTGTTGATGTTCCATTCGATGACCGCGCGGTGTTTGTGCTGGCGGAAGACCGCTACTTGGTGGTCGGTCCGGATGGCAGGGCAGTGATGGTCCAGTTTCAGGAGCGGGCTGCCCTTGTTGACGGCGAAGTGTTCCGTGTCGAGGTTGCGGGGGAATCTCGTCGTGTTGTCGTCGCTGGAGAGTCGCGTGTATGTGCCGTGCCTCCGGAGGTGACTAATAGCACCGTTTAGGGGGTGTTTTGAATTGTTGAGTATCAATCCGATTATGGACTCTTTGAGTTTGTCAAAGGGTGCGAGTTTGGATATTCCGTCCCATCGGTTGCGTGGCGATTTCCCTGCGGGCACCGAGGCTTCGCTTGTTTTCACTGATTCTGCTGGCGCGGAGTTGGGCAAGTTTGATGGTTCCGTGGATAAGGTTGGTGTCTCATTTCTGGAGGAACCGGCCACAGTCAAGGACATTCGGCATGGTGACAATTTCCAAGTATTTCTGACGTTGCCTGATGGGCGCGTGGAGCTGTATCGGTATGGGACGGTTGTTCGGGATGAGCCGAAGTATCCGCTTGAACGGATTATCGACCCGGAGGATACGGCGAAGCAGTACAAGGCGAATTTCCGTGGTAAGTACATCGGCCCGATGTGGCGTCCAATGGGCGGCACGGGTTCGTTGGAGATTCACGAGCATTCGCTGATTTCGCAGGACCCGTCTATGGGTCCGAAGTATCCGCTGTTCACATCTGCGGCTGCGCGTTGGTTGTGGCCGATGAATATGGATTCGGTGACCATTGTGGTCAAGGTTCTGAATGTAGGTGCAGGAAAGTTCAACGTTGTTGTCTGCTCGGACTATGCGATGCAAACCTATATGGGCATCCAGTTCGAGACCGGCATTGTAAATAACAAGGTTCACGTTATCACTGGTAAGGGGCCGGTTGCTTGGGATTACCAGGGTTCGTCGGTCGATAACACGACGACTAATGGTGACGTGTACACGATTAAGTACAACTACCTTGCCAACAAGCTGGCTTGCTATAAGGGCACTTCTCTGTCGCCGCTTATTGAGTGGGCTGATACGGGGAATTTGATTCCTCATGGTGAGGGGTTCCGTTATACGGGTGTGTCGTGGAATACGGCTTTGTTGTCGCCGGGTGTCGAGCCGACTGCCTGGGAAGCCAAGGACGGTGTGTAGTGGGCATTTCTGAGCGTATTGACAGGTTCCAGGATGCTATTGCGGACAAGATCGCGGAGAAGGTTGCAGAGCGCATTCCTGGTATCGCGAATCATATTTCAGATTCGATCATTGATGAGTTGGGTGATCTCGCCGAGGGTATTTCCAAGGGGATCATTTCGCAGGTGTCGGGGTCGATCAAGGATTTCATCGATAAGTTGAATCCGTTTAAGCGTATTGGGGGGTAATGGGTTCAAAGGATGACTATGCGCGTGCGATTATCGCGGAAGGTAAGCGCAGGGGGATTTCCCCACTCGGTATTCAGATCGGATTGGCGACTGTTTATGTGGAGTCGGATTTCATCATGTATGCCAATGAAGATGATCCGGAATCGTTGAATTATCCGCATGAGGCGTTGTCTGAGGATGCGAACTCGACTGGATTGTTTCAGCAGCGTGCCCCGTGGTGGGGAACTGTAGCCGACCGCATGGACGCTACTCGCTCTGCCGGTTTGTTCTTTGCGGCACTAGCCAAGCTCGACTACAACAACCCGGCTCGCAGTCCCGGTTCATATGCGCAGGCCGTGCAGAAGTCGGCGTTTCCAGATCGGTATGACAAGCGCTTCAACGACGCCGTTGCTTTGTACAACAGGCTGGAGGCGAGTGTTGTGGTTGATCGGCCAGATTTCAATGAGTATCCGATCTGGTCGGACAATAACCAGAGCCGTGGCGGCGCGAAGGTTGACCTGTTCCTGCTTCATACGCAAGAAGGGGACAGCAATGCCGATCAGTTGGCCCGCTACTGCGGAAACCCGGCTCCAGGCGGCGATCCGAAAAAGGCTGTCTCGTACCACTACACAGTGAGTGAGGACGCCAACGATCACGGGGTAACGGTTGTCGATGTCGTTGACACGGACTACGCGTCGTGGTCGGTAGGGAACGCGAACAACCGGTCAATCAACCTGTGTTTCGCGGGATCTAGGGCTGCGTGGACGCGTCAGGACTGGTTGGCTAAGGCGCCCAAGGCTATTGCGGCTGCGGCGTATCTGGCTGCTCAGGACTGCAAGAAGTATGGAATCAAGCCGTTCGTGATCGTTCCGCCGTATGACGCTGATCCTCCGGGGATTTCAGATCACCGCTACGTGACTGAGCACTTGGGGTGGGGAACGCACACTGACGTTGGAGACGGGTTTCCTTGGGATGTCTTTATCGCTGCCGTGAACAAGTACTCCGGAAACGAGACTGTGACACCAGGATTCACGTACCCATCGACTGAGTTCATGATCCGTGAGATTTGGGAGCAGCTTCGTGGCCCGGAGGCTAAGGGTTGGCCGCAGCTCGGCAAGAACGCCAAGGGAGAGAACCTGTCTCTGGTGGACGCTATCGCAAAGTTGGTGGCGTAATGGCATGGCGTGGCTACGAATTGGGCATGACTGACCCGAAAGACGTTGACGGGAACATTGTTCCGGGCGGCATGGTCTGGCAGATTCAGGACAAGCTAAAGCGGAAATATGCGAGCTACACGGGTGCCGTGGTGGTGTCGGGACGATATGACGGCGCGACGTTTACGGCTGTCGGTGAATTCCAGAAGCGTGCGGGACTGATCGGCAACGGCGTGAAGCCGGACGAGGTTGGTATCGCGAACTACGCGACCTTGGTTCGGATGGGTGTTGTCACGACGACGCCACCTCGCGCACCGCTGACGATATTCACGGCTGCCGGTACCTGGTCGGATATGTGGACGGGTTTCCAGGCCGATGTTGCGCGGGACCTTGACCGGCGCTACTTCTTCTGGCAGCCCATCTGGTACCCGGCCTCATTTGGCCCGGTTGGTGGTGGGCCTGCCCCGAGCTACGAGGAGTCGGTCGCGCTCGGCGTCGAGGAAGGCATTCGCCTTATCAAGGCGACACCTGGCCAGTTCGCGTTGTGCGGCTACAGCCAGGGCGCTGAGGTAGTTGCCCGGATTCTGATCGAACTGGTCTCAGGGCGGCTCGGGGACCGGCTAAAGGACTGCCTGTGGTTCGTCGCGTTTGGTAACCCGGCGCGGCAACCCGGCGTCTGTGTGGGTCGTGATCCTGGCGGCTCGGGTATCTCGGGTATCCGGTTCGCGGTTCCGGCGTCGGTGACGGTGCTGGATTACGCGATTGACGGCGACATGTACTGCACCACTCCGGATGGCACGGAGGGCGGTACGAACATGCGTGCCGTGTACAAGGCGTTGACGAAGATGCAGATCCATGATCCTGGCCGGGACATCATTTCGGCCCTGACGGGCGATCCGTCGCTGATGCGCCAGTTGATCAAGCTGTTCGGCGATCCGATCAAGGGTGGGATCGGTCTGGTTGATGCATTGTTCCGGCTTGCGAAGTTCGCGATCACTGGGGCGCATGGCCGCTACTGGGAGTACGAGGTGTTTCCGGGGGTCACTCCGGTTCGGCACGCGATTGAAACATTGAATGCGGATGCCGCTCGATTGTTGGCGGCGTAGATAAGGGGGGCCAGCGTTGTTGGTTTTTGATGAACAGATTCCGGCCTTGAGCGATGAGTTCGAGGGCGACGAGGTAACGCTATTGGCGGTCCGTGGCGGGCGTGTCGATAAGCATTTCCGCCGCAACTATTCGTGGGCTAAGCACGCAGCGGATTGCGGGAAGCTCAAGAAGATTCGTGTCGTGGTGGAGATTACGTCGGATTCTTGGGTGCATACCGTTGGCGCTGTTACGTCGGCCTTGTCGGGTCAGCGCCTCCATTCGAGTGGTGAGTTCCGCGTGTTTTCGCCGATGAGCATGTCTGTTGCGGGTACTGCCGAGAAGGTGAATGAGGCGTTGAAGGAATTGGCGCCGATTCGAAAGTCGGTTGCCGAGGTGAAGCCTGCTCCGCGTGCGAATGAGCCGCGCGCGAAGGTTGCATCTGAGAAGAATAAGGAGGGGGCACGTAATGAAGGTGTTCGGGCGTAAGCCGTCAGAGCTACGCAAGACTGCGGTAGTTGTTCTAGGAGCGCTGTTGGTGCTTGTTGCGGCTGTCCCGGTGGGCCTGCCAGCACAGTTGGCGGGTGTTATCGGCGCGGTTGGTTTGGCCGCTAAGGCGCTGCATTTGTATTTGACGACTCCAAGTGTCGCTGACTTGATCGACTCTACGGACAATTTGGAGTAGGGGCGATTGGTGGAAGCGGGTTGGGCGAACCTCCTGGCAGAGCATTGGCCGTCAATGACTTTGGTGGCTGTGCTGCTATTCGGGGTGTATATCTGTGTCCGCTTTCTGGCGTTGACTTCCGAGTCTTTTAGCAGGGCGCTGGGTCCGATTGGGAAATTCATTCGGACCCGGCGCGCGCTATCTAAGGCTGAGGCCGACCTCTTGCGGGGGCAAGTGCTTGCGTTGGATGGCCGAGTCAGGTCGTTGTTGTATCGAGATGAATGTTATTTCGCGTACATGCTGGCCGACCAGGAATGGCACCATCGGCAGGAATTGCTTGCCGCTGCTCAGGGCTGGGCGCTTGAGCGTCATATGCCTTTCCTTGAGTTCCGCGATAAGTGGATGCGCGAACGCGGACTAGAGAAGGAAATTGAGCTTTGGAGGTAACTATCTATTCACCGGATGCCGCATGTCAGGCGTGCCGGATGACGAAGAATCGGCTGGACAAGAACGGCGTTCAATATTCGAGCGTTGTTGCTAGTGCTGGGCAGATTGCGTCGTTTAAGGCTGACGGGCATTTGAGCTTCCCGGTGGTGGTGGTGGATTGTGGCGATGGCGCTACGTGGACGTGGGCTGGTTTTCGGCCGGACCATATGGAGCGGCTGTCGGAATTGGTACGGAAGGATTCGCCGGTAGCGGCGTAGTGAGTTTCATTGACTAGAAGGGCACCGTGTGCTCCCCCTTGTTTCCCCTGGGGGTTGAGCGCGCGGTGCCCTTCTTTTGTTGTCTGGAGGACGCCTTGTCAGAGGTGGCAGGTTTGCTACTGCTGTTGTAGTGTGTCGCTGGTCACTCGTGGATGTGCGGGGGCGGTTGAAACCGAGGAGGTGGGGATGGGTGGCGGCGTGATTAAGGCCGATCTTGAGGCGTTGGACAGGCTGGGTAAGCAGATCGACGCCTTGCGGACCGAGATGCGTGGCGATATCGCTGGTGCTGCGGCTTCGCCGGGGGCGAGTCCTGCGCTGGTGGCGTTGCAGCAGTTGGCGACCGAGACGCTGCCGAACGTGGGGCGCGCCTTCGTGGGGTGGATGGGGGCGTTCAATGATGTGCGGGGCGCGTTCCTGTCGGGTGTGATCGAAACCGAGGAACACGGCGTGGCGGTGATGCGCTCGATTGGCAATATGTCCCGCAACCCGACTCCGTACAGCTAAAGGGCTTCGGATGTCGGGGCCAACGAGGTCGATGATCCTTGGGATCGACAAGAACTCCTACCGGCCTCTTTTGGATGCAGTGCACGCGATGGCCACCAAGTACGAGCAGCGGGTCTCCACGTTTAAGGGTTATGTCGATAAGCCTGGTGGCACCGCGTGGGAGGGTCAGACCGCCGAGGCGGGGCAACACAATGTCAACGACGGCTGGAAAGTCACGGCGCGGATTCAGGACATAGACACCAAGTTCCAAACGGTTGCTGGTCTGGCGGTGGATCACACGATTGTGCCCGAGTTGGGCAACTGCCAGACCATGATCGAAAACATTGAAGCTCAACGCAATAAGGGTCTGACCCTCACCGAGGATTTGCAGGTGGGTTATAACCCTCCACCTGGGGTGAGCGAGAAGCAGGCTGCCGAGAACGCGAAGTTCGCGGAGGCCAGGGGCAAGGAGCTTAAGGAGTCGGCGCGCAAATGGTGGGAGGCCGAACAAGAGGTCAAGCGCCTGGCCGAAGGTGCCGCCCGTGACATGGAGAACGAAGTCAACAGTGCCGCAGGCACATTCGACATCGGTAAAGCCGTCAAAGACACCGCACCCGGCAAGCCCGACACCGCGCAGGACTCCAATTACTACAAGGAGCTGTACCCGAAGAAGACCGCTCCGGCCTCCGCCGATCCGGGCGTCGGAGGGATCGGCAACCAGCTGGAACGCATCGAGAACCACGGCCTGACTAAACCCGTTGCCGCGCCGGTAGATCCGAATGCTCCAGTGCAGGGTCCGGTGCCCGCCAAGCTTGACCCCAACAGCCCAGAAGGTAGGGCGGTCCAGGACAAGATGCGGACTATCTTGGCGGCGCAGGGGCGTTCGCCCGCCGAGGTCGAAGCCATCCTCAACAAGGCCAAGGCCTGGGACCCCAACGACCGCCCACCGCCGAGGGCTCCGGGTGAGAGTCCCGCGCGCGAGCCGATCCGGCAATCCGGTGGTGAGGCGTTCGCCGAGTCGTGGGATCAAGCTGGCCGCGCCAAGGATGACCTGCTGGGTATCAACGGCGGCGACCACGCGAAAGAGGCGTGGAAGGGCGTCGCTAAGGGGCTGTGGGATGTGGTTAACCCCGATCCCGTCCACCAGGTGGAACGTGGCATAGAACAGGCTGAGGGCGCTATCGATGAGGTCAAATCCGGCATCGACAACCCCAAAGCCTTCATCGGCAAACACGGCATCGAAATCGCCGCAGGCATCGCAACCGCACCCCTGGGCGGCGAAGGCGCACTACTCGGCACCGAAGGCCGCGCCCTCACCCACGGACTCGAAGACGCTGCGCCAGGGCACCCACCCACCCCGCACAGCGTCGAATCCCCAAGCAGCGCAACCCACACCCCCATTTCGGATCATCCTGCACCGGCAAGTGCCGACCACTCGCAGCCACCGGACCACCCAAAGGGGCCTTTCCCGCTTCACGGCGAGCCGGGTTCTTACGGATATGACGCAGACGGTAACCGACTTCCATACGCAAACGGGGGCAGACCAGGCTATGCGGCAGACCAAGAGGCTACGACTTTCGACATCACACGCCAGGAGCAGCTTGCAGACATTGCAAACGGCGTGACCAAATTACCCCCGCCCGGACCAAGCGAGGTTTGGGTGCGGCTAATGGATGACGCGGAAGGCCCAGGTGTACGCGTGACAGAGACCGGCGAGCGGTACGGTTTAGTTCAATGGGAACCGGGTATGCCCAGAAAAGAAGTGTGGGACATGGGGCATGTACCTGGCTCCGAGTATCGGTACCTCAAAGAACTGTATATGAGCGGACAAATCACGCACGACCAATTCATGGCCGAGGTTAAGAATCCAAACAACTATCGAGTTGAAGACTGGCTAAGAAATAGATCCCACGTGGACGAAGGCCCGTGATTATGAGCGCTTCACACGGTAAGGTGAGATCGTGAGCTTGATCTACACGGCACAGACGGGCACCTTTGAGGACTTCCTCAAGGTGTACGGCCCCGCTGATGCAACACTGCTGGGCGCGGGAGGTAGGTCACTGCTTTTCTACTCTGTTATGAATCGGGACGTGGATGCGCGGGTAGCCATCACGACGCGCCTTCTTGACGATGGGGCGGATGCATCTATTGTCTCGGGGGGTATCAACGTGCTTCATGTGCTGTTCGGTCGCCGTGGCCATGATGCCGAGTTGGAGGCCCCAGTGCTGCGCCGCTTGATTGAGCGTGGGGCTGACATCAACCTTGTGTCGAAAAGATCGGGACCTCCACTGGTCGGACTCATGGAACACGGGCCGCTGCCGGAAAGCGCGCGGGTACCGTTCTATAGCGTCTTTTTTGAGCGATCTGACCTCGACTTAGGTGTCCCGGCAATGCGCGCTGGCAAGTCGCTTAAAGAATTCATTCTCGCCCATTCCGGCATGCCGCTCCTTCGTGACTATGTTCTTGAATACGAGTCGGCTAAGAGTGGCGGGGTATGAGCAATGGCCGAGTACATGGAGCTCATTCCTAAAGCTGGCGTATGCCTTGCCACAAAGAATGTCACCGAGCGTCGCGGTCTTGTGCGCTGGATGTGGCGGAGACCATCACAAGGTGTCGCGGACAATGGATGGCGCGTTATGAGCCATCTTGACACAACCGAATACCTGAACGACCGCACAAACTGGCAGATGGTTTCATTCAACGACTTATGTAATGTCGAGCCTGCGCTTATCGGTGTTTACGACTTCCCGGTGGGGGCTGACCTTCAGATCGTTCGAGATGAGCGCGGTATCTCTATTTATGACAATACTACGGGCACGCAGATTCCCGAGGAGAATTTCTACGTACCGCCCCAGTTTAGGGCATAG